CGTCACATTATCGTACTCGCTGCCATAGCCGAACAACCTGGAATAGGCATCATAGAGTTTCGACGGGATCTGTGAAATTTTCGCCAGATCCCTGATGGTGGCGATGGACGAATTGATCAGATCGAGAGGAGCCAAAGCCAGATTGCGCATGAAATAGATCTGACCGGCAATCGATTTGGCCAGCAACAGGGGAGAATTGACCAGCATGGTTGCCGAGTTTCTGATTGCATCAATATTTTTTAGAAATTTCGGGGTCTCGACGGAGGTCGGAATAGCGGTTCGCAAGGCGTCCAGTTTGTCGCAGATTATCTTTGTCGTATCGACGGCATCGTCAACGACCCGCTGGGCATATCCGGAGCAATCGAACGAGTCCTCGAAATCGCTTTCCTCAGCTTCCGCAGCCGCATCAACTGCGGACTCCACCTTTGCCGTCGTGTCCACCGCGCCCGATGAAGATTTTGTTTCCTCGGCAAGGATTAAGGGGATCGAAAAACGGCACATGCCGCCCTCGCTTGTGGATTCGGAAATGCGAACCTGACCGTTCAGCGCGACCAGCATCGAACCCATTGTCGGATGGACGAGAATACCGGTTCCGGACGTCTCCAGCGCTTTGATCAGGGCATTTCGCTCCGATATGTAATCCTCTCCAATAACAAAGCACTCCAGGGTGAATTCCCGTGGCCGTTTACCGAGATCCTCGATATAGACATCATCGCGTTGCGGGAAATCGTGCCGCGCTGTTTTGCGTCCCACCAGGGTTTCGGCCTGTTTCCATTTAAAGGGCACTCCGCGAAACGTCCCTTTTTCCCAGTCATCGCGCCAGCTCATGGCATCACCAACAATCCTAAATCGGTCGATACATCCAGATCCAAACCGGCCGTACTGCTACGCACTTCCCGCACGGCTATACGTTTGTCCTGCACCTCGATAGCGATTTTGCCGCCGATCTCCGTCTTTTGCGGCTGCTGCTTTGCGGCATCCCTATTCTTTAATAGATCTAGCAGATCAAGCATGGAATGATATTTTCCTCCGGAGACCTTATCCGTGATCATTCCTCCTATCTCGTAGGCAGCAACGGCAGTTCCGACAACCGGCAATGATCTCAGTCCCAGTCGAGCCAAGGAACCCCAGGGTATTTTCTTCAGCATCCCAGGTATTTTTCCGCCGCCGGTTCCGGGCAGTGTTGACGGGAGAGATACATTGGGCATCGATCCCGGCATATTCACGACGTATACGGGTACGGCTTTACCCATGCCGGGAATTTCAGGAAATCCACTTCCGGGTAATCCGGTTTTCCCTTTCCATTTGAATAGATCGCGTCCCCATTGATAGACATTCCAGCCTTTACGGGCCAGCACAGCGCCTCCCAGAATACCGGCTCCGTATGAAGCGATGGTCAAACCTGTATTGAATTTCTTGGGGTCGATACTGTTGATGAAATCCGCAGTTTTTTTAACAGGCATAGCGAGATTGCTATTTGTAAACCGCTGCCAGCTATTATTGATATTCTGAATGGCAGCATCCAATTCTTGAGCTGCCTCTGTTGCATCTCTTATTAATGATGTTCCATCTGCTTCGATATTCATAAATTTGTCAGCAGCATTTTCTCCTGTTTTCTGATACTCGCTCATGAACTGTTTTAGTCCGTCAAGTGTCTGCATTCCAAATATTCTTGAGAGTTTTTCCGGATCACCCTTCGTTTTTTTCATGATCTCGCCGATAATATCTACAACATTGCGGACCTGTTTCTTTCCTTCTTTGAGCTTTTCCGGATCCCAGATATTGATCTTAAGAGCTTCCAAATATTTGCGTTTTGAAGGTTCCAGAAGATCCTGAAACGTATTTTTAAAAGCCGTTGCGACTTCTTCTGGAACACCGGTTGACTTTCTATATACCTGCATGACAGCTCCCAGTTCGCGCACAGCCCTCATTCCTGTGCGTCCCATTGCGCCGTAGGCTGCGGTAACACGGTTTCCCTGGGTAACCATATCTTTCAACTCAAAGGCTCCAGCGTGACCTTGCTTTATCAGTAAATCTAGGGCCTCTGTTATTTCTTGCGGTTTATTCAAACCGAACTTTTCGCTAAAATTAGCAATCAGATCTCCGACATCTTTCCCATCCGCTTTTGTTGCTCTGATAGCCAGACCGATATTTCTAATATTTCCCTCTGCTAGAGCCAAGTCTCCGGTTTTTTGAACGATCATTTCTACGCCGGATAGAATCTCTCCTGGATCCACCCTGACATCCTTCATTTGTGCAACATCCATTATGCTTTTGTATAGCTTATCAATGCGCGCGCGATTTACTTCAGCATTTATGCCGAGGTATGTCAGTCTTTGGGACAGATCTCCGACTTTCTTTACGGTACCGATTCCAGCGGCACCGCTGAGCAAGGCAGTATACCGGTTTCCCAATTTGTCGAGTCCCCGACCGGTCGCTTCCAGAGTGCGATTCAACACCTGCACGGAGCTGGTACTCCCTTGTCCGAAGCGTTGCATGGAAACTAGGAACTGGCTCGCCCGTGCCTGAAGATTGCCTGCCAGATCGATGAAGATGGAAGTTCTAAGCGACATTCAAAACCTCGCTGTATTGATAGAATCTGGTCAGCGGGAGAGAAAGAATCTCCTGCTCCGACCAGTGTGTCTTTGCGGCCAGCAATGCGACACAGATTATAGTTCCCTTTCTGTGCCGCAATATCATTCCCCCTTTTGGGCGATGGCCTCCAGACCGGCCCGTTCCAGCCTGGCAGATGCCTCCTGGAGAATATTGATGTCTCCGGACGATAGTTTCTTCAGTTCGCCAATGGTCAAGGGACCGGGATGATCACCGATTTTAACGATCTGACGCCTTAACGAATTGAGCCCTACCATCGTCGGACTGGCCGCCAGGATATAGCCTCCTTCTGGAGTTGCGCAGAGACGTTCACTTTCCTCAGTGGCCTCTATCAAATCTCCTGCCGTTGCCTCGCGGATCTCGGCCAATTTGTGGACGTCCTCTCCGATTTTCAGCCCTTTTTTCAGTTCGACCATAACCGTCGTCATCAGCGCACCTCGTCGCATTTCATTCCGTAGAATTTAACGGGCACCTTCCCACCTTCGCCGGCTGTAATTTCGGGAGGAACGGACGACCAGGCGTTGCAGAGGGTGTAAACCTGCCCGGTATCGCATTCGAAAATGACCGTCGCGTCAGTCACGTCTTTAATATCCGTGAGTGAATCTCCCTTTCCCAGACTGACATTGCATTCGATAAATGGAGCTTTGGTTTCCTCGGCGAATCCGTGAACGGTATCGCCCTCGATCGGTTTGCGCTCCACGCCACCCATATTCAATTTGGCCCCTTTGTCCGTCTTTAGGACGTTGCCGTCCCATTTTATTGTAGCTCTGCCCAGTAACTTCATGTTTACCTCCTCACTGAATATCTGTTACAGCCTGAACTGCAGGGCTGCCGCGAAGACGCGGAACTGGTTAATCACATTGGGCGGAATGATTGCATCGACGCGGTTCGGATCGCTGCTGTTGCGCTGCACGACGAGATCCTTTTTGAACTGCTCGATATCTTCGACCAAACCTGCATCCTGCCATAAATAGGCCAGAGCTATCAGTTCCGATCGGAGAGTTTTCGGCGTCACGATGGCCTGTCCCGGCGCAATGGCCGTACCGTCCGAAGCGAGCTTGTGACGAGGGAATTTCAAGGCAATCCATGTCCGCACGCTGTACCGCAGATAGGCAACCAAGCGCATCGTCTCGACATCGAGATAGCTGATATCATCCACACCTGCGGCATTCGTCTGGTAGGTGGTGATGAGCCGCTCGATCCGGCACAATCCGCCATCGTCCACAGTATAAGTCGATATCCCGTCGAAGAGATGGATATTGCGCTCGGAGAGGGTATAACGATCTTCCGGAGCCGGAGCGAGCACGCCTGTCATAACCAGCGTCTGTCGAGGTCTACCCGGATCTGATTCATAAGCATCGATCGCTCCAACAATAGCTGCCATCTCCCAGGGCGTCGTCGGTGATTTCTGAGCACCCATCACGGAGAGAAACTCGTCATTGAGTCCGTCTCCCAGGGTGTCGATCGCTGCATGAGTGCCTGATTTGGCCGCGAACGCCTGCCCCTCCTTTTTGACTAGGGCATTGTTGCGCCTGGCCATCTCGGTATAAAGCGCGGTCAGATTCGCTGCATCGGTCCAGGGTGTGATGATCGTGTGATACTGTTCATCTCCAATGGCAGCCAAGGCATCGGCTATGTCCGGGTTGGTAGTCCCTCCGGTCATGGCCGTGATGGTTGCGGTCAGACCCGTGGGGAGCTGTTCACCCTGATAGTAGTTCAGGCGAATGTCAATTTCGTTTCCCGTCTCGCCCTTCCAGCGGCACGTGAGGTTTACTTTCGCCGGAGTTACGCCATCCACAGCGGCCGTTACGGGCTGATCCGTTTTTGCATTGATGGCGGCAACCACGGCAGTCGCAATATTGGCGAGTGTTTCCGCTGCCGCAACTGCAACGGATACCCGTTTTCCGCCAATGTATATTTTTAGCGTGCCGGCTGCTGTCACGGCCCCGCCGAAAAGGAGGCTTCCGGCTGCCTGAACGCCTGCCCCGACATCTGCCAGGGCAATCGCCCATGTTTCGGTGTAACTGTTGGCCTCTTTCAGGGCGTTGATCATGGCCGAGAGCATCGAGCCTCTTCCGAAATACGCCTCGCCCTGGGGTTTATTCGTGATCATCAGGGGTGTTTCCACCGGCGCCGATCCGCCCGTGAGCATCTGTCCCATGATCAGGATTTTGTGATGTTCCGTCGGCAGTCCGCCAACGGCACGGGTATTGTCCGTTTCGATGTAGACTCCCGGCACACGTAAATCGATGGGGATTTGATTGAAGTTGATCATTTTTCACCTCGTTCTTTTTTGGAGCCGGTTGTCGTCTCCGGTTTTGCCTCGACTACGTCGCCGTCTTTCAGGCGGCGCAGCCAGTGGGGATTGCGCGGTTTGGACTCGCCTTCAGCGGCAAGCGGCTCGCGTGTGACAGGGTCGCGCACGATTATTCCCGGCGCTGGTTTTATGAATAAATCTGACATGGCACAACCTCCTAACGGTAATGGTTTAAACGTGTTCTATTCTTCCGGTTCTTCCGGCGGCTGCGGCGGGCCCGGCAATGTTACCTCGTCGCGAGCCTCCGCTTTCCCGTCGATCGGAGCTAAATCATAGTCTGCAAAGAATTTCAGAAAATCGCCGATAGCATCCTCATCGACCGGGATCTCCAGATCGGCATCCTGTTCCCAGG